CAGATTGTTTAACTCTTCATCGCTGAATACAGGATATTGACTTTCATTTAAATTGATCTTTAAGATGTCTAAAGGTGTAAGCGCCATGACTATTCACCTTCTTTTCCTGCTCCATTGTCTTCTCCTGTGTTATTATCAGTTCCATCGGCTTCTCCACTATTGTCTTCAGCAGGAACTTCAACTTCTTGTTCTTCTATTTCTGCATGTTGCTTTAATTCTGCAACATCTTTTTCAGCAATTTCAAATTCTTCATCTTTATTAATGAATTTACCACCATATTTTAAAAATTTATTAGCTGTACCAATATATTTTTTAACTGTTATTGTTCTTTTCTTCGCCATACTAATTACTCCCTCTCTCATATAATTAAAGAGCAGCTAAATATTAACTACTCTTTATTAACCTACAGTTGCAAAGAATACTTCATCTGCTCTATCAAAACTTACAATAGGCATTACAGATACTTTAGTATCAACTGTAACTGGATCTTCTTTAACCATTGTTGTAATTGCTGTTCCTGTTCCAACCATAGTAGTATCAAGTTTTCCTGAACCATGTGTCTTGTCAAATTCTTCAGGTGTAACACCATAAACTGTATTTCCTAATGTTGTTCCGCTCATAAGAGTAACTTTATTGTTTTCATAATATTGTACTGCTGATGCTCCTTCATAAGGATAGTAAGTAGAATCATCTAAGAATACAACTGTTATTCCCATAACTTCTTTAGCAAACTGTAAATAATCTTTTTGAGATAATATTCTGTTCTGATTCATAACATTACCATTTAGATGCCCTTTAATTGCAGTATTAACTAAGAATGTATTATCAAATGTTGTCTCAGTAAGCATTAATGTTGTTGGTTTTGGGTAATTTTCATTAGTTAATACCTTCTGCCATTTCTTTACGTCTCCAACTATATCTGCACTTGGATTAGTCCACTTATCTGTAGATGTTAATGTGACTTTGTGGTTACTTGGTACTCCATAATCAACAACTACTCCTCCATCATTTGCATCTGATGAATAATTTATTACTCCATTCTGAACAACCTGTGCTGCCATTGCTTTTGGAATAATATCTGAACCCTTTACCAAATTAACCTGTCCATCAAAAATTTGATCAGATATTGCTTTAACTAAATTCTCGTTATTACATCCCATTGCTGATATTAATTCTCTTCTTGTAGTTTCATCAATTCCTGTTGATTCTTTGAAGAATGGTATTTCTGTGCTTTGTACTGTGATTTCTGCAGATAAGCTTCTCATCTTAGCAGCTACATCAAAAGTACTTTGTCTTAAAGCAATTGGTTTCTTTTTAGCACCTTTTGCATTTTCAAGTTTTGTTCCTAATACTTTTTTAGGTGGAAATAGTGATTTTTCTAGTGTTGGCTCTACTGGTAACTCTTTCATGTAAAGAGCTATGTTTTGTGAATTTATAAAATCTTGTAAATTCATATGTTTTTACCTCCTTCTATTTACCAAATATAATCATTGGCATTGCTGCTTTTTCAACTGCTTTATTAGTTGTATCTAATTTAACAGCACTTTTCATAAACTGCACCATGTACCATTACTGCTGCAATTTCTATAGCATTGTCTGCTACTCCATCGGCTGATGCAGAATTTTTGAAATTTAAATCCTGATATAATATTCCATATGCTGTTGTTGAACCAGGTGTATCTCCACTAACTCCTGTTGTAACAGCAACTTTACCATCTGCTGAAATTAATGTTCCAGCCTCTAATACTTCCTTATCATTTAGTTTTGCTTTTACATCTGCTTTTTTAATTTTAATAGGCAATGTAATAAAGTGATCTCCTGCAATTAATCTAAGCTTTTTATGTGATGCTCCAATTGTATATGAACTTTGATGCATATACTCATTCCTCCTTTAAATTTAATTTTTAATTAGCTGCAAATGAACTAATATCTTTTACCTGTTTTAATGATTCTGCCTTATCTTTTCCTAGCTGTGTAGCAAAATTAGTGTTTGTTGGTTCTTTACCCCCATTATCTGCTCCACCAGTAACAAATGAGCCTGTTCCCTTTGGATCAATATTGAATAGATACTCATGAGATTTCTGTAATGGTTCAAGTTGTTCTTTTAAACCTATAATTGAATCTCCATCAACTTTTAACTTATCATTATCAATAAGTGCCATAATAAGCTTTTTATCTTTAACATTAAAAGCTCCTAGTCCTTTTTCTAACGCATTATTAAAAGCAATATCTGATAACTTCTTCTCATAATCATCTGTTATTGTTTTATTTTTGTCTTCAAGCTCTTCAACTTTTTCTTTTAAACCAGCTGCATCTTTAAACTCATCTTTAAGATTAGATATTTGTGTATCTCTCTCACCAATCTGTTTCTTATATTCCTTAGCCTGTTCATTCACCTGGTCGAATCTACTTTTAGGAACATATTTACCCTCGCTTACATCCTCAAAGTCCTGTTTATCTAATTCTTTCTTTTTATCATCTGGTAAAGCTTTGTATGCTTCTTCACCTATTATGTCTTTAATTTTTGCCATTATATATTTCCTCCATTTCTATTATCATTTTTTAACGTGTTAGGTCCACGATAGAAATTAATCAGTTCTTTAATGTCTGCTGATTAAAAGACATAATAAAAAGCCTTATTTCTAAGACTTTAGTTCATAGGAACAACATATATATTCATAACATTTATTATTGCGCTTACCATCAGTTCCACTATCATACGGACAGTTTATTATAGGTGTCTTATTATTTCTATATATACATTCTACACTGTAACTACTACCTAATATATTTGCATATTTACATACTTTTAGATTTTCTATTTTGGGAATACGATAGTTATTTTTACTCATATCTTTTGCTATTCATCAGTTTACTCATAGCCTGTTTATGAATATTTATATTATCTTCAAGTGCAATATTTAAAGCTTTATTCATTTCTTGAGATAAATTGCGATTTAAAACTTGTTTAATTCCCTCAATGTTCTTTTGTAACCTTCTAGTTAGAGTATTATCTAACTTTATTAAATACTTAGTTTCACAATGAGGACATTTAATATAAGTTTCTGATATCATTGCTCCTAAATATTTTTCCTTAATTTGTGGCTCAAATTCATGTTTACAGTTTGGATTATCACATATAACCTTCACTATTCTCATCCCCTTTTATTTCTCCAATCGCTTGGAATTTTAAAACATACTTAATTGTTCCATCTTCTTTATAGTTAATAGTCTTGCAACTGTGTTTATAGTATCAATAATCTTTTTCTTATCATCAATACAAGCATCTTCCCATTTTGTATATCCTAAGTTAGCAAATACCCATTGCTTAACAACGTCATATTCTTCATCTGTATTTATAAGAGCTCTAATCATCTTACTATAATCAAGTTTCATCTTATGACTTGGCTTGTACATTTTCTTTGCATCTTCTGTAAGCCTTTTAAAATCATCTAGTGTGTTTTTTAATTCTTTTATGTCCTGTTGAGATGAAATTAGTTGAGTATTTTCTTTTAATATTTTTTCGCATTGAATAAAATAATTTCTATATTCATGTGACTTAGTAGTTCTTGTCATCATAGCAATGTGTTTAGCAAACTCTAAAGATATAGCAAAATCCATAGTTTCATTACCTTCAACATCATGTTGAACCCCTGTCCAATCTATATTTTCTTTAAAGAATTCATTTTCTTGAATGTTGCTTTTGTACCATCTTGACCAAACAGCTTTATTTAATCCTAATCCTAAATACAATTCTTTAGCTGATACCAATTGTTCTCCATTTTCATTAGTTTTAATTTTGATCAATTCATTTTCCATATTGTTCATCTATCCTTACTATTGATTAATTGCATAATAAAAAGAATAGGCGTTAGGAACATACCCTAACATGAGTAACCTATTCTATATGAGAGCTGTCGGTTATATGGTATCTTGTCCTGTATAACCTTCTCACATAAAATAAAAAGATAGGTGGGGGACTTCTCTAATCCCAAATCCTATCTTGAACATAATAAAAGCACCTAGATTTCTCTAAGTGCTAAATTCTTACTATATTTATTATATCATGTGTATCTTTTAAAATTTCTCAATTTTTTCTCATTTTCTTCTCATAATTTAAACTTAAAAATAGCACCTACTCATTTTTCTAAGTAAGTGCATCTTAATCTTCTATTGAAAATTCATCCTCAGTATACAATTCTTCATTGAAACTATTATAAAAATTTTTAAATATCTTTTTTTGACTTTCTGTTGCATCATCTTTTAACCGTCTATTACCATTATCATCAATAAATGTACATTTAATTAATTCCATTGGAAAATCAATCATTAAATATCCCTCCAATCTTTTTCTTTAATATTTTAACAACTTCTTGTGCAAGCTTTCTAGGTTCTTTTTCAGATATTGCCTCTGCCAAAAACTCTTTAGTATTTTTTGTTCCGTATTCACTTAAATTATCAACTATAGTTTTTTTAGTATCTTTTATGTCTAAATTCATTAAAGCTTCTTGTTTTATTTCCGCTGATAATTCTCCATTACTTATAGCATTAAATACTTTTCTTATCAAATTTGAATTATTACTATCAAAATCGACACCATACATTTTTAAAGTAGATGCATATTCAATCATGTGTCCTAATTCATGCTTTACTATACCATCTATGCTATCCTTAGGTGTCCACCATTTTGCTTCAACACATCTTTTAATCATATCATCAATATCATTTAAATTATTCAAATCATCTCTTGATAATTTTAACACTGTATTTAAATTTCCATTTTTATAACTTATCCGTGCACTTGCTGGTGCTCCAGATTTACATGTCTTAATCTCTTGTATAAAACCTTTTAACATAGGATATTCATCATAAGTTTTAGTTAATGTTTTATTAATTCTATTAACTACACTCAAGTCTATTCCACTAAAACTAACTTTATTAAATTCTAAACTATTAATAGAATACCTCTCTGCTTCTTTTATGTTTGTTGCTTCTTTAAAAGATTTTTTATTATTTATTATATCATCTTTTCCAACATTTGTATTTATATTTTTATTCTTTGATTTAGGTATATTAATATCTATAGTTCCATCTTTTCCATTAACCTTGACTGAACTACTGGTTTTATTCTTAATATTATCTTCACCTTTATTAAAATCTGTACTCCAACTCTCTAACTCCCTATCTTCATTTCCTTCAACCCATTTATTTATTCTTGATATAGCATCATCAATTTCAACAAGCCATTCTGTTAAGTAACACATGCAGTTTGGATGTTGAATTGGTGTTTTATCTGCTGGAAATATTCCTGCTCCTAATCCATAAGAATCATTACCTGCATAATCATCACATTCATCTTGTTTGCCATGCATACGTGCTCCATGACTTGGGCTTAAGTTCCATTTCATTCCTCTGTTAAATGGGTTTTTCTTTGCGGTTTGAATTTGTGTTTCTGCAGCTGCATGAGCAATTGATGTTCTTGCTAATCTTTGCGCTTGATATGATACTTTATAGCTATCAAATCCAGCTTTGAAATTTGTAGTAGTTAATCTATTCTTTGGATTTATTAATACTTCAAGGTCATTTGCTAGCTTTCTAGCATTAGCACCACCAGCAATATTCATTTTTATAAATTCATCTATCTTATTGCTATTATCTGAAGTTAAGTTCCACAATCTTTTACTTAACGTCTTTCCATCTTTGTAATATTCACCTGCAACTAAATTTTTAACAACAGTATTTGAATAGTTATTAATATTATGTTTAACTATCTCACTTAGCTTTCTGTCTTTTACAACTTGATCTACATAATCTAATATAACTTGTCTTTGTATAATAGAACTTTCCATCATATTATCTTTAATATTAGGATATAGTTGCTTATATAAGTCTTTAGTATAATCATTAAGTAATCTTGCAATATCTATATCATGTACTCTAGTTCTACTTATATCAGGTAATTCTAATATCTCATCAATAAGCCTTGTAGCTGATTTAGCATATATGTTATTAATCTGTTTTTCCTGTTCTATTGTAAGTTGCAGTATTTTTTCCTTGCCTCTAATACCTTTTCTTATAAGGGTTCATGATACATCACCACTATTCTTCATCTTCTAGTTGTTTATTTATATCATCAATCTCACTATTCGTATCCTTTAACATTGAATCCTGAGCATTCTGCAACATAGTAGTTTCCTCTAAAATTTCTTCAAAAGCCTTTTCTGCATCTTCTTCATTTGTAAATTCTTTAATATATGATTTTCTACTTCTAACCTTTCTATCAACTTCATCCATAGCTTTATCTTTCTTATCATCTTCATCTGAAGGTAATGGAACATTTCTCTTTATTATCTTTGTATAATTCATTAGTAACCAATACTTATCAAATATTCCTGGATAACAAAAGAACCAACTTCGATAATAAAATCAATTAGGTTCAATAAAGGTTTTTCCCAGTCATTAAATTTTTCTATCACACCTGGCCATCAAATCATTGTATAGATATCCCATAGCTTTTGTCACTTGGTATATTGTTTAAATCAGTTATCTTTGGCATATCTAACATTTCTCTCATATCAGAATCACATCTATTTAGATATGCATCAATTGCTCCACTATTCCCTATATTATATTCTTGTCTCTGTATAGTTGCCTGTTTCCCCCGTTCCATGGCTTCATCTGATGTTCTTATAGCATGTAATGCATTAGGTGCTACAGTTAGTTTGTTAACATCATCTTCTTTACCATCAATGATAGCTTCTGCTCCAAACATCTGAAATCTTAATGCATCTGCAAAATCACTATTTCTTTTATTGTATTGGTTTTGAGAATCTACTAAGTCGGTTACATCAGATTCCCCAAATTTATTATTGAGCTCCCCAGCATTCCTTATTAGCCAACATGGAATGGTTTTTGATAATGTAATTTCATTATCTAGTGTCTTATCTTCCTGTAACTCAGTATTAATATATGTTTCTTTCTTATAGAATGGTTTGTACTCTACTATCTTATTCTCTGCATCTAGTGTCCTCTCTAATGGCTTGTAATAATAAGTATGCAGATAATACACCTTATCTTTATCCTCTTCTTTAAATACATTCTGTTCATCTTCTTCAAAGAATATTACTTTAAGTAGCTTTCCATTTTTCTCTTTATAATAAAAATTCTCTATGCTTTCATATTTAATAACAATAGGTTGTCCTGGATTAGCTTCTGCCCTAAGAAGCACTCTTTTCTTAATTGTAGCTTCTAAAAATGCTTTTCTAGTATTATTCCAAAAATCATTATTTTCAAATACATCTTCGATATATTTTCTAAGATCCTCACAATTATCCTTATCTTTTAAATCATCAGCTTTAAATACAAGTGTAGGTTCTTTACCAAACATCCATCGTGCCTGTTTTCTAAGTAACGGCTTAATTTTGTTTCTTATTTCTTGTGTAGGCTTATAATCAATATTATCATCTATTGGCCAATTCTGACCGTATAATACAGGATTATTCTTTGCTGCTTCTAAATCCTCACTCTTACCTTTATAAAATATATAATCTCTTAATACTTGCCTTCTCTCTCTTATTTCATTCCATGGTAAATTTAACAGCGTATCTCTTACACTTTTTGCTTGTCTTTCTTCTACAGTTTCCAAATTAATTCACCTCTTATTTATCAAATTATTTCCCATTTTTAAAATATAGTATTTATAAACATTTACTATTAAAAACTTATTATTTAGTTAAAAGTCTGACCTTTAAATTCATTACTTTTAATAAACTTAGTATTTAAGCCATTTTTATATTTTTATAATTTCGCTAAATCAAAGTTATTCGAAATAATTAAGCATTTACAGCCTTAATATTTCCCAGCTTTTTAGAATATATTTTGTCCTTGTCTTCCATATGGATCAACAGCTTTTTTGTTAACTACTCCCTTTCCTTTTTGGTAAATTGAATCATCATATTCTTCAACTTTAAATCTTAATACTGTATATACAAAATATCGAATAGCATCCATAGCATGGTCATTTTCTTTTATAACTTCTTCAATCCCTTTACTACATTTCTTTGCATCCCATACATATGAACTAAATTCTTTTAAGGTATTCTGACAGCATTCATTAACGTAAAATAAACCAATACTTAGTGCACTAGCAACTGTTCTTATTCCATCTAGTACATCATTATTAGCTGGTAGTATATTCTTAAAGCCATCATCACGTAATTGTTTTATAAAACTTGCTGCACTTGGATCAACTATTATTCTTACTGGTATTATATCTCCTAAGAATTTTTTTAAATCTCTTGAATATTGAATATCAGCCTTTTGTATTCCTGTATTTCTACCACTATAGTAATATTCTTTTACTATGTACCATTTATCATTAAAAAGTCCCCACAAAAGAAAGACAGTAGCATTTTGGGTTCCATAATCTATGCTTACATAATACTTTTCATATCTTCTTTTAATAGTCTTTACTTTATGTATATCTTCATTGAACATATCATAAATAACACCTTCTGCAAGGCACCATAAACCAAGAATATATCGTTTATAGAGTATTCCTGAATACATTCTCTTATATCTTTCTTTTACTCTTTCAGATAAACTTAAATTATCATCCATAGTAAAATGTAAATGAACTGCATTCTTTTCTTCTAACTTGTCTAAAAATTCAGTTTTAAACCAATGATATGGTCCATCTGGGTTGCAATTAAACCACATTTTAGCACCATCAACAGAACATCTTGAAGTAGCTTGATTTACAAATGATTGTGGCATCAAAGCAACTTCATCAAATAATACACCTGCTAATGTAATACCTTGTATCAAGTCTTGTGAGCCTTCATCTTTACCACCAAATAAATAGAAGTCATTACTTTTCCCATCTTTAGATATAGTAAGATAATTTTCATTAGAACTTCTATGATCTTTACACTTGTATCCTCTACCTTTTAACATTTTCTTAAGTGGCTTTATAACATTTCTTCTTAATGAACCTATAGTTTTCCCACACATTGCAAAATTTTCATCATCAAATTCCTCTGTTGCCCACATAACAAATGATAATGACATTACTACTGTCTTACCAGCTCTTACTGAGCCATCAGCAATTAGGATATCTTTCCTACATACGGGAGACAACGCATTCCACCATGTTAATACTTGAATCTGTTTCTCTGAAAAAGGTTGAAATTTAAATACTTTCTCTTTATGCTTTTTCTTACTCATTGTTCCATACCTGTGTAGTTCTGCCCTTTAATGCTTCTAAGAATCCATCATCTTCAATTTCTCCTTCATCATTATCAGTAATCCTGCTTGTTTCTGCTTTAGTTTTATCAATATCAGCTTGTAGTTTTAATGCCTGTAATTTCTTATTCTCAATATCAAGTTTAGTTTTTCTTCATCTGACAATAAATTTAAGTGTTTACTTAAGAATTCCAAAGCTTTCGTTTTGTCTACAAGCTTTATTCTTATACCATCCTTTCCTTCTGATATTTCTGTTATCAAGCTAGTGTCTACAGAAATACTTTCTTTTAAATCAACATAACTATATTCAATAAGTTTCTGTTCTCCAGTTTCAGGATCTATTACTGGTATATCGATACCCTCTTTATCTTTTGTCCACTTTCCTATTTGCTTCTTTCCAAATGTTAAATAATCCCCTATATCAGATAGAGCTATATCTATATATTTTTGCAATACTCCTCTTTTTAAAGCTTCTTTATTAAACTCTATAGCTGTCAGTTCATCTATTAGTGCTTTCACCTTAGTATTTCTTAATAGCAAGCATCCATTAACCATAGCTGATTCATAGGTACAATGATATACTTGCTGATAAGCTTTAGTTGCATTAAATCTTTTACTATATATAACAGCAAAAAGCCTATGCTTATCATTTAATTCAGTACTTTCTAATACTTCCTTAACTTCATCTGCAATAGGCTCTTTATCATTTCTTTTATTTTGTTTTTTAGTTACCTTTTTATTAGTAACGTTACTTTTAGATTGTGACTTTTTATTTGGTAACGTTCCTTTTGATGTTCCCTTTAATTCATTATCCCATTTATCTTGTGATTTCCACTTTCTTATCTGAGTATCTTTTAAATTTAATTCTGCTGCTATATCAACTAACTTCATTTCACCTTTAGAATTAATATATAATTCTTTGGCTTTATCTCTTAATGGACTTCTTTCTCTAGCCATATCTCACTGTCACCACCTCGCTCTGCTAATATATTATTTATCTTCTTTTTTCACTGTTCTTAAAGCAATTTTCTAAATCTTTGTATATATTAAGATTTACTACTTCTCTTATACATGTTCTATGTCTGTCACATGCAGGATTATCTCTTTTACATATGCATCTTACTTCATTAGTACCCTTCTTATATCTTAAATAACATTTAATTTTCATTTTCTCCACCCTCTTTCAATATATCTCTTTTCACTATTCTTTCTATTACTTCATTTCCTATTATTGTTGCACTTATAAAATTTTATATAATTATCATCCTCTGCCAACTTTCTAAGCTGGTCCTTATTTAATCCTGGTAATCTGTTTCTTATCATATCTATTCTTCTTTGATATTTGTTCATATTTTCTTACCTCTTTCTAATTTATCACATAAAAAAAGAACCCTATTTCTAAGATTCTATTAATTTTCATAATATTTTCTTCCAATTCCTATTGTTTTCCACGTTAAAACGTGGTATAATGTATACATAAGGAAGGAGGTGAGAACGATTGATATAATAATAAAGGTACTTACAATCATCTGGTTGATTATACAAATCGCCTGCAAGCTTGTTGATATAATCGATGATGATAAATAAGTACCCACTCAATACTTGGGGAACTAACAATTCCCCTCGTAAAAACATTATATCATATCGTAAATTGTTATGAAATATTTAAATAATAACCTTACTACTATCATTATTGTCTTGCTTACTTTAAAACTTATTGATTTTAAAAATATTTCTATTCTTGATATTTTAATTGTAGTACTACTCATTATTAACATTATCCTATCTTTTATAACTAGAAAGGATTAATAAATATGAATCTTAAAGAAATACGTAAATCTCAGTCTTTAACATTAAAAGCACTATCTGAATTAAGTGGTGTTCCTCAACGTACTATTGAAGATATAGAACGTAAAGATGAATGTAAAGTATCTACTGCTATTAAATTGGCTGATGCTCTTAATGTTACTCTTGATAAACTTTGTAGATAGTAAATTATAAAAACCAGTAAATACAATATATTGTGCCATGGAGGATTTTCACCTCACCTTCAATATATTTTTCTGTATTTACTGGTTTCTAAGGTTTACGCAGTAACGACTAAACATTCTTGTAATCCCTGCCTAGCATTACATATTCATTTATACAAGGGGTTTAAGAATTTATGTTTGAGGTATGTAAGCTTTCATGTTAGGGGGGCATGTCTTACTGGATACCTCTTACTTAATATTATAACTGTTAATCAAGATTATTTTTCTCAATTTCTTCTCAAAATATTATCAACTTTATTTTGTAAATCCTCGATTCCACATTCTATGCGATTACATTTATCTAATATTTCGTTCAAAATTATTTCTTCTTTATTATATTGGCAATTCATTAGTATTTTATTGTATTTATCTTCCAATACTTTTAAGTATATGTTATAAATAAGAAAATCTTCTTCCTTTCGTACTAAATAATACATAAAGCTGTAACAGACAATAATTAAATAAAATATCATAACACCCCTAAATAAATTTGTATCCGTACCATTTATATTAATCTCATCATTTATATCAATGAATGCTGAGACTATGTTGGGTAAAATTGCAAATACTATTGCCAACAAGCATGATAGATAAGGAGATTTTTTATTTTCAATTACTATTTTTGTTCGTTCCATTTCCTCACCTATATACTCTTTATTTTCATATTTACTATTACTTTCTACGTACTCTTTAATTGTACATTTCTTTGCTTCATATTTATCATGTTTGTCAAACAAAAGCTTTTTTATTCTTACATTTTTCATAGTTTTCCCCTTTATTTTTATTCCTCTATCTTTCTAATTATTGCATAAAAATAAAATTATTTATACATCCACATAGAATCCTCTATGTTTTTAACTAATTCCTCTCTTTTCCTATATGCAGTTGCTTGAGCAATATTAAGTTGCATTGCAATAAAGGGAATCTTCTCTTTGGCTCCATAGAAATACTCTATAAATCTTTTATCTTCTTCTAGTAAGTATTCTATATTCGCATCCATTCTTCTAATGAAGCTCTGCATTTCCATTATCTTAGCTTCAGTTTTTATCTTAGTCTTAATCTTTTCTATTTTCCTTTTCTCAAGCTTGGTTACTTCCTGTTCCATTTGCTTTTCCATATAGCTTGTACCAGATATACTGGATTGTACTCTTTCTCCACCTCCTGCACCTGGAGGCATAGTATCAAGACTGATATATTTATGAACATTCCTCATTTGATTATCTAGCAATATGATTTGCTCTTCTAAATCATCAACTTTTCTTCTAAACTTTTGAATTTTACTTTTGTATTCATAGTATCTATATAATTGACTCTCAGTTTTCTTAAATAAATTTTCTTCCATGTTATATCACCTATCCTTTATCAACTTATTTATGGTATAATATTAGATAGGATATGCATTAGAGAAGATTTATAAATTCCCGTTTATAGTTCTCTAATGCCTTTTTATGCTTAAAATTGTTTTATATCTTCTATCAATTGATTATCAAATGATAATACCGCTATATATTTATGTTCTGAAATAATCCTATTCTCTATTAAATTGTTAATTTGTCCCTTCTAAGTACGGCTAATTACTTATTTTCCCTCATAAAATCTGCTAAATCTCTTAATCCATCTCTAACAGTCATTATTTTTTCTGCTATATCATCTAAATTTTCATTTTCATGTAGGTTTAATTTTAGCAATTCTTCATCAATGGCTTTCGCTATATCTGCACTAAGATTTAACTTAGATTTCAATTTTTCTATTTGATATGAAAATTCCACATTATCTCTATTAATTTTCACTTGTTTATCCTCCATCAAATTGATACTTTTTAAGTATTGCGAACTAAAGTCGCTTTGCTATTTCTCTTATAACTGTAGTTGTAACACCATTACCAGCTTGTTTATATAACTGACTGTCTGCTTTATCTTTCCCCTTATAATAAGTGTCACATAATGATTTTTTTGCTTTATAAAAATCTTTATTACTCCAGCCTTGCAACTTCCAACACTCTAAAGGTGTTAATTTTCTTATTCTGCAATTTGTTAAAATACTTGAATTACAATTACCATGTGTTCCTGCCAGTAATGTTGGATAAATTCCTTTATCGGAAAAAACATCATTACACTGAGATTTTCCACTAGGTGATGTATTCCCAACTTTTATTGCTACCCCGTGTCTGTCTTGTGCAGTAAGTGTAAACATTGGATCTCCAGGTTCTTTAAATCTTCTTCCATTTTGTCTCTTATTAACTCTATCAGGTGTTAATACTGGGATAGCATAAAGCCCTGTTTTCGCTCCTTGACCTCCACCATTAGCAGATAGAGTACTTCCTACACCATCTATGGAATATACTCTATTCCCTTGGCTTCCGCCTACTATTTGCTTGAGACTATTCTCTCCTGCTGTTCCATTGATAGGAAATACTTTTCTGGTACTTCTTCCTCTAAGATGTCCAACAGTGAACACCCTTTCCCTATTTTGGGGAACTCCAAAATCTTTTGAGTTAAGCACTTGGTATTCGATATTGTACCCGAGTTCTTCCATTTCAATAATGATAAAGGCGAAATCCCACCCTTTATTTGATGACAACATTCCCTTAACATTTTCATAGATAAGGTATTTGGGTCTATTTTCTTCTTTGGTGTCTCTAATAAGTCTAAACACTTCTTTAACAAGGCTGCTTCTATCTCCATCAAGTCCTTTTCGCTCTCCTGCAATAGAGAAGTCTTGACATGGTGCTCCGAAGCACCATACATCACATTTGGGAATGTCATCTGCATTTGCCTTTCTAATATCTCCACAGAACCACTCTCCTTCCTTCACATCATGTATTGCTCTGTAACTTGTATCTGCATATTTATCCCACTCACAATGTCCTACACATTTATGTCCTTCTACTTCCATTCCTCTTCGGAATCCTCCAATTCCTGAAAAAAGATCTATAAATGTTAACTGCATTTTTTCCACCTCACTTTAGTTCGCCTTTTCTACAATATAAGTATTGTGAACTACAGATTTAGCCTATCCATTATTTCACTTGACAATAATCCCATTCCAAAGAAGAACATTTGCTCTTCAGTAAACTTTTCTACCTCTGGACCTGCATTATTTACATTTTCATCTATCCATTCAACCATACTCATTGTTGGTTCATCATCATTTTCTTTTTCAGCTTCTGCAAGTGAATCATAAGCCTGTTCTATATTCTCTAAAAAATCTTGTGCATTTCCAACTATTCCGTATTTAATACATCTTTCATCAAGCTCTTTACTCAT